CCTTTAGAACTCAGATGCGCCATGGGGAATCTTTTTGCGCTTTAAGCCTTGAGCGGTGAGTGAAGGGGTTACCTGGACATATCCTTCAAGGCCGAGATTTTGTAATCGACTCGAATTATACATTACACTAGCGTAATCTTGCATTTTTTTTCTTGACTTTTTGAAACTTTTTACATCTTTTTTTATAATTAATTTACAAAGCCTGTTTTAGGCTATTATACTACCGCTGTCGGCCCTCCCTCTCTCAGGCTGACCGCCTTCCCTTTAGCGTTCGCTTCTGGGGAGGTGTTTATTATGGAGTGGTAATGAGTATAGAATTTAACCCGCAATTTAACGTAGCAAACGTATTAACAATTGTGGTAGCGCTTGGAGTTGGACTATCGGCTTGGACTACCGTTGAGGGCCAGGTAAGCCAAAACCAAATAGCAATCAATGAAAGCAAGCAGTCAGTGCAAAAAATAACTTCCGACCTAGCGGAATTAAAGATAGATGTGGCTTTGTTGAAACAAGACTCAGAACACGCATCTGAAATGATGGAAGAAATTAAAGCAAATCAAACGCACATCATCAAATTATTGAGTGAAGGATAAAAAATGGCACAACCAACGATAATAGGAATAGCCGCTGACGGCAATACAAGAACATACGCTGCGGATGATGATACTTCTGGAGCAGGAAGCGAACGAGTTTTTAGTAATATATCCGTACCAGCTAACGCAAACACAATGTTGGTTTTGGTTGCGCTGAATGACTCAGGGTCCGCAGAAGCAATGACCAATATAGCGTTAAGCGGTGTTACTGGGGCTTCAGAATTATATGATCTAAGCCTTACGCCTCCAACAAGGTATGTATCTAGCAGGTTTGCAGTTTTTGATGTGCGTGGATCGGGCGCAACTTCTTCAGGGCAGATAACAGCAACAATAGCTTCAACATCAACTAAAAAATCATTATGTGGAGTAGTTTTTACTGATGGTTATGTTGAGAGCTTTAGCTTGTCACAGCAAAGACTTTTAGATGATACCTGTTTTTCTACTGTGGCCAGTAGTAATATGTTAAACAATATCCAAGTGTTTATGGGTATGGTTGATGGTTCTGGTCTTGTAGATTTTAATTTTAGCGGTACTGGCGTATCAGACCTATACAAGACTGCCAGCTCTAGTTCTGACATATCTTCGGTAGCTGCACAACAGGCCACAACGGCAAATAATGCTAAGACTATATCTTTTTCTAAAGGCAGTGAAGATGTAGTTTACGCAAGTATTCTGTTAAGCTCACAGCCAAACCCACTTGCAGACATCGACCCTAGAGGCGATATAATTTCACACGATATAATTACTAACTAACGAGGTAACAATGACTACATCTTATATAGGCTCAAAAACAGCAGCAGAAAACGGAGATGAGTTTACACTGTCAACTGGATCTTCAAGAGCGTTTTTTGTCTTTCCAAGCTTTGGCGGCGGCGAGCATCTTTTGCTTCAAATAAAAAATTCTGGCGGATCATCTTTTTCAGATGTAGGTATTCTAGCTGAAAACGGTCAAAACACTGGAGTCGTTACTGCTCGTGGCGCTAGTGACTCAATATTTAGAGTTGTAAAATCAGAAACTAGCACAGCTATACAAGTATTTTTTGATTAATGATTAAACGACAAAAGAAAAGAAAGCTTACTAAGCAGCAGGAAAAGTTTGTTGATTTAATGGCTCGTGGTTATCACGAAGGCCGGGATCCAACAAAAATGACTGTAATGGATGCTTTTAGGTTAGCGGGATATGCACCGGATAACGGTAACGCCTATCGCTTATACAAAGACCTAAAAGAAATTATTAAAGAGAAACGTGATGATCTTGTTGATGAAAATCAAGTTGCCTCGTTAGCTACCAAGATCATTGAAGACATTATGGTAAACCCAGATGTCAGACCAGAAATTCGCCTAAAGGCGGCACAAGACGTTCTGCACAGAACAGGCCACGATAAACCGAAAGAAGTTAATCTTAACCAAACAGTATCTGACCTTTCTGATGCGGAACTTGATGAACAACTATCCGAGCTGATTGAATCATCTACAAATGTCAAACAACTTAAGCAAGGCTGAAAAAGAGAAACTCCTAAGATTAATGCAGGAGAGAGAGGAAAGGCGAAAGTTTAATCTTATCGCCCAGTGGAGTCCGTATGGTTGGCAGGAAATCCTTGCAAATGCGACAAAAGAGAACAATCAGTGCCTAGCAATGGCGGGCAACCGGGTAGGCAAGACCTATACTGGCGCTAGAATTACAGCGTGTCACCTAACAGGGAAGTACCCTGATTGGTGGAAAGGCAAGCGATTTACCAAGCCAATTAATGCTTGGGCTGCTGGTGCTAGTACGGTTACGACAAGAGACATCCTACAGAAAGAGCTGTTGGGTGATCCTGTCAACTTAGAACTAAGAGGGTCTGGAGCAATACCTAAAGACTGCATTGTAGATGTAGTCAGAAAGCCTCAGATACCAAACGCAGTAGAAAGTATTGTAGTGAAGTTCCATAATGCTTTCGGCGTACACACAGGTGAGTCGGTACTATCTTTTAAGTCCTATGAGATGGGCGAAGAAAAGTTCATGGGTTCATCATTAGACTGGGTGTGGCTAGACGAGCAACCAGCACAGAATATATATACTCAGTGTCTGACAAGGACATTGGATAAAAGGGGTTACGTTATGATGACGTTTACTCCTGAAAGCGGCATGACTCCTGTAATTAATCAGTTTTTGAAAGACAGGAAGAAAGGCCAGTTCTTAATACAAGCAGGGTGGGACGAAGCGCCGCACCTTGATGAAGATGCAAAAGAGCAGATCCTAGCGCAGTACCTTCCTAACGAAAGGGAGATGCGTACAAAGGGTCAACCTGTATTTGGCAGAGGCATGGTCTTCCCTTACTCGCTTGAAAAGCTGGTAGTGGAGGACTTTGATATACCTGATTCTTGGCCAAGGATATGTGGCATTGACTTTGGGTTTGATCACCCTACAGCGATTGTATGGGGTGCGATTAACCCAGAGAACGGTTGTTTTTACGTCACTGACGAATACAGAGAATCTCGTCAGACCGCAGTCGAACACGCCATAGCGATAAGGGCTAGACCACATCAGCCGCCTATAGCCTGGCCGCACGATGGCAACAGGACGTTTGATGGCGGCGACTCAATGGCACAGCAGTACAGGCAGGAAGGAGTTAACTTTCTACCAGAACACTTTACAAATCCCCCTGACATATCGCAAACTAAGGGAGATATAAAGATTTCTGCTGGTATTACTGCAATGACCAGAGCGATGCAGAAGGGATTATTTAAAGTATTTCAGAGTTGCCACTTCTGGCAGCAGGAATACGGGACTTATCATTTTGGTGATAACGGTAAGATAGTAGATAAAGAAGACGATTTAATGTCTGCCACACGATACGCATTCCAGAGTCAAAGGTTTGCACAGGCATCTGAGTCAAACAAGAAAAGGCGACCTTGGGAAACCGAGGAAACTAACAACTACAACTGGGTCACATAATGGCAGTTTCCAACAAAGATTTATTAACCGCAATTAACTCATACGAAGACAATGTATCTGACCATATGGACAGTGATGCAGCGCAAACTCGCGCTGATCTTATTGATTACTATCTTGGTGAGCAATACGGGAATGAACGTGACGGCTACTCGAAAATCGTTACCAGAGAAGTCTATCAGACTGTTGAGAATATCAAAGCCGATGTTGCCGAGCTTTTCATTGCAGACGATGAGACTGTTAGATTTGAGCCAGAAGGACCAGAAGACATAGAGGGCGCACAACAAGCAACCGACTATGTTCGATATGTGTTCTATCGTCAAAACGATGGCTTTAGCGCAATCTTGGACTCATTAATGGATGGCCTTCTTCAGCGTCAAGGTGTTATTAAACGCTGGCGGCACATGGAAGACATGGTAACTAACCATAGCTTTGAAGAGATTTCAGAAGCTGCATTTGCTATTTTGATGGCAGATCCAGAAGTAGAAATTACTGAGTTTGAAGAAGCAATTGATGAGTTAACACAATTAAGTGTTTACAGCGGTAAGTTGCTAAGAACTAAGACTCAAAGCCAAACAAAAATAGAAGTAATTCCGCCTGAAGAGTTTGCAATAGATCGAAGCGCAGTTAGCGTTGAAGAAGCCAAGTATGTAAGACAAAGAAAGTTAGTTTCTAAAAGCGACCTCCTGCAAATGGGTTTTGATGCAGACAAGGTTGAAAGAGCATCAACATCTTCTGGATATAACGAATATGACTCTCCTGAAAAAATTGCTAGGGATTTTGACGGCGATAACTATTATGATGATGATGACAACAATATTAGTCCTGTTTACGATTTGCACGAAATTTATATGCGGTATGATCGTGATGAAGACGACTATGATGAGCTTATTAAAATCTGCAAAGTAGGCAATGTTGTCCTTAATGTAGAAGAAGTAGACGAGATACCTTTTGTTATATGGACTCCTATTCGCATTCCACACAGATTGACAGGTCTTTGCCCTGCTGATGCAGCGGCTCCACTCCAAAAGGTCAAGAGTACACTTTGGAGAAACCAGTTAGATAACCAATACAACCTTAACAATGGTCGCCCTGTTATCGTAGAGGGTCAGGTAGACCTAGACTCAGTAATGAGCAGTAAGCCCGGTGCGCCTTACATTGTTAAACATCCTAATGCTATCTCATTCCCACAACAACCTTCATTTGGCCAGCATACTTACAACATGATGGGTATTGCTGATCAGATGCTAGAGCAGAACGTAGGGTCTACTGATAACTCTATCAGCCCTGACATCCTACATGGCAACACAGCGGCAGGTGCTGTTAGCCAGGTTTTATCTAAACGCCAAGCTAGAGTAAGACTGATAGCAAGAGAGTTTGGTGAATTTTTACGCAAGGTCTTTATGGGTATCTACGAGCTAGAGATAGCTTATTCAGATGACAAATCTATATTCCGGCTAGACAACAAGTTTGTAGAGGTAGACCCAAGACACTGGCACGCAAGAAAAGACGTTACAGTTCTTGTCGGTTTAGGCAACGGATCTAAAACTGAGCAGTTATTCCATATGCAACAAACTATGGCCGCACAACAAGCTATGCTTAGCTCTGGCGGTATGGGAATTACTGTTACACCACAGCAGATTGTACAGTTGCAAGAAGATATGGTAAGACTGTATGATAAGAGCGCACATGGCAGGTACTTCACAGAGCCACCTGCTGAGTTTACAGGGCAACCTGAACCACAGCCACCATCAGCGCAAGAACAGGCGTTAATGGCGCAGGTAGAGATAGAAAGAGCTAAGCTTGAGCTAGACAGGCAAGAGCTAGCCTTAAAAGAGCAACAATTCATGCTTAAAGTGCGAGAGCATGAAGATGAGAACGAATTTAAGTTAGCGGAACTTAACTTGGAGGCCCGCAGTGAGAGAGCAGTCAAGATTGGTAACTAGTCTTGTTAGTGAGAGCGCAAACAACGACACTAAGTTAAAAGTAGCAAACGCAGCCGCAAGGCTTATTGAGGATGGCGCAGTGCAGTTTATCTTTCAGGAGATGGAAGATAATCTATACAGGGCTTTTTCTGGAGTGCAGACACCCGAATTAGGTGAAGCTCTTTGGAGAGAGGTTAAGGTAGTTAAGGCTTTAAAAGAGAACTTGGAGTGGTATGCAAACCAACGAGAAACACTCGGAAAGCAAGTCCGAGGAAGATAAAGAATATTACATCGTATCTGATGATTTAATTAACTGGATTCGAGGAGTAGCGTACACAAAGTTGACGTTACAAGAGGTAGATGGGTTTACTGATCAGTTGTTCAATGCACCAACTCTTCAGCAATACCTAGAACTGCAAGAAAACAAAAAACCAAAAATTATCACTTAACAAAGGATAACGGCAAGGCCGACCCTTAAAGGATATTAAAATGAGCGAGAAACTTGAGAACAACCCTTTGGAATTCTCTACTATAGACCCCATGACAGAAGCTGCTGGACTTGAGGCAGTATTGGGCATGATTAACCCTAAAGAAGATTTAGGACAAGTTGAAAATGATTCTGTACCTGAAGCTGAGTTAGAAGAGGAATTTGAGGAAGAATATTCCGAAGAAGAATTTGATGACGAAGTGGAAGAAACACTCGATCAAACTGAAGACGATGAGTTGGAAGAGAGTGATGAGCCAGAAATGTCTGGTGACATCGAGCTTGACGACAGCGAATACGATTATTTAGTTTCTGCCAAAGAGTTCTTGAATGAGAACGGTCTTGATGATATTGAAAAAATCAAGAGTGGCATATTGATGCAGGGTGATTACACCCGTAAGACTCAGGCGTTATCTGACGAGCGCAAAGCATTTGAGACTGAGCGAAACACATCTCTCGAAGAAACAGCAAGGCTGTTAGAGGTGGCTCAAGCAATGGTATACGGTCAGCGGCCAACCCATACAACTCAAGAGCTTATAGCGTTAAAAGAGTCAGATCCCTATGCTTATGAACAGGCTTTAGAGGCAAAGGTTCTTTACGAACAAAAGGAATCTGAAATAAACAGCGTAGCTAGTAAAGTAGCCGAGCAATACCAAGCACAACAAGCAGAGCAGTTACAGGCTCAATCAGCGCAACAGGCAGAATTGTTAATTCAATTAGAGCCTGGATTTGCAGACCAGAAGGTTGCAACCGAGAAAGTAGGCGTAATGACTGAGTATTTTAAAAGCATTGGGGGTGACCCTGAGATGCTTAATACTGTAAATGACGCTATCGTGTTAAAAGTGTTACACGATGCTGCAATGGCTAGTACAGCTCAGAAACAGGTTGCTGAAAGTAAAGCTCCTAAGAAGAAGACTTCTAAAACTGTTATAAGGAAAGGAACGTCAAAGGGTCGAGCGGAAAAACAGGCTGCGGCAAAGAAAGCTAGATTTAAAAAGGCTATAAGGTCTGATGGATCTTTAGACAAAGAATCTGCCGTAGATTTAATTTTTGACTCTTTTAAATAGGTAAATAATCATGGCTACAATCGCAGGTAACAGCGCGTATGCTTTAGAATCTGTTGCTACAGGCTCTAACATTCGTGAAGACTTAGGTAATGTTATTTATAATGTTACTCCTTACAAAACTCCATTCTCGTCTGGCGTTGCAAAAACTCGTGCAACTAACGACAACCACGAATGGTTAACAGACACTTTAGCTGACACAGCTCCAAGCTTTGCAGTTGAGGCAGATACTATTGGCGCTTCTTCAACTGACGGTCGAGTTCGTAAAGGCAACTTTGTTGCTATCTTACAAGAAACTGCAACAGTTTCTAAGAAAGCTGAAATGTTTGATCGTGCTGGTATTCCAGGAAAAGAAATGGCATATCAGTTGCTGAAGAAAGGTAAAGAGCTTCAGATGACTATGGAAAAAGCTTTGCTTTTAGCTGACAACGTAAAAGTTGCTCCAACTAACAGCACTGCTGGCGAACCTGCACCAGTTGCATCTTGGATCTTAACCAATCAAAGCAAAGCATCAAACGGTACTGACAACACTGCATCTACAGGTTTAACCAAGCCAACATTAGGCGACAACCGAACATTTACTGAAGCTTTCCTTACAACTGTTTTAGACGGTGTTTGGGATGGTTCTGGTGATTTTTCTAATGTTTCTATTATGGCTGATGCTGCTCGTGTAACTTCTATTCGTAATGTTGTAAATGGCATGGCAGGAGCTGAAGGTATGACTACCGATGTCTCTGCTGGTGAAATCTACAACCGAATTGCAATTTACCAATCTCAGTTTGGTCCTGTAAAAGTAGTTCCTAACAAGCATATGCCTACAAACCAAATTTACGTTTTGGATATGTCTTCTTGGGGTGTTGCATTTGGTGGTGGTAAAACCATTCACACTACTGAATTGTCAACTTCTACTTCTGCTGAGAAGCAACTTCTTGAGACTTACTTTACTCTTGAAGCTCGCTCTGAAGAAGCAAACGGTGCAATCTACTCTATTTCTTAATAGGGCTAATAAAGGACGGGGAGCTTCGGCTCCCTTTTCCTGTAACTAGGAGATTATTATGCCAAGCGGTATGGGTACATACGGAAAGAAACGAGGTCGTCCAGCGGCGGCTAAACCTAAAAAGAAAAAAGTTAAGAAAGGTAAGAAGTAATGCCTAATCTAACCAAAAGGCAAAAAGATACGCTAGCTAGACATAAGCAGCATCATACATCTAAACATATGGCTTTTATGAGAAAAGAAATGAAAAAAGGTAGCACCTTTACTGAGGCTCATAAAAAAGCAATAAAGAAAGTAGGGAGATAAAAATGCCAGCTAAAAAAGGTTTGTACGCAAACATTAATGCTAAACGAAAAAGAATTAAAGCAGGTAGCGGTGAGAAGATGAGAAAGCCTGGCACTAAAGGCGCACCGACTGCAAAAGCATTTAAGCAAGCAAAGAAAACAGCTAAGAAAAAGTAATGGCTAAAGTTAGAATAAAACGTAAAACAGATCCTAGGCTTGCAAGAGCCGGGGTTTCTGGTTACAACAAGCCTAAAAGAACACCTAATCATCCTACCAAGTCGCACATTGTAGTGGCAAAGTCGGGTGGTCAGATCAAAACAATACGTTTTGGTCAACAAGGCGCTAAGACCGCAGGTAAGCCAAAATCAGGTGAATCTGATGCAATGAAGAAAAAACGTGCGTCATTTAAGGCTCGTCACCGTAAGAATATAGCCAGAGGCCCTATGTCAGCGGCTTACTGGGCTAACAAAGTTAAATGGTAGGAGAGAGAAATGAGTGAGCAAAAGTTTACAAACTGGCATGGAAACATGAAGGAAGAGTGGACTGTTGAAAACGATGGTCGACTAAGGTTAGATCAAACTCACGACATAACACAACTTCTTGAAGATAACAAGAATGCCAGAAACTCTGTAAGCAGTTGGAAAAAATACGATCCAAAGAAAGAGTTTCATCAGGTTTTAGATTTATCAATGACTGATGTTATGAGAATAAAGAAAGAGCATGGCGTAGATATTTTAGCGCAAAATGTAGACTGGAAATACGTCTTTAAGCTTATCCAGACACATTATCCATATATGAAAACCACAACAGCGAGACTGTAATGGCATTAGCAACAGACAGCGATTTACAAGCAGCTATAGCGGACTGGTTAAACAGATCAGACTTAACCTCTGTTATTCCTGACTTTCAAACATTAGCGCAGTTAAGAATTAACCGTAAGCTATCTATTGTAGAGCAAGAAGTCGTATCTACAATTACACCAACAGCACAAGCTACAGTTCTTCCTACTGGCATTACAGCCATGATTAGCGTAACAGACTCTAAAGGCAACGCTCTAGAGCCTGTATCTATGCAGGAGATGTTTAACTACTCTGACGAAGGGGGTAGTGTATCTCGTTATGCAATTGCAGGAAACGACATCTATCTAGCTCCTACGCCATCAGCGACTAGCACAGAAGTTTATACCCTTGTATATCGTAAGGATATGAATCTAGGCAATTACGAGTCTCTTAGCTACGCAATCTTGCAAGATATTTATTTAAACGCATCTTTGATGGAAGCTTATGTTTACCTTAAAGATGACTCAAGAGTTGCCTACTTTAAAAACATGGTTGATGAAAGCGTTATGGATGTACAGGCGCAGAGATCAAAACAAGGTTTAGGTCGTTCACGAATTAAAGATGAAAGCATAGCCGTAAACGGAGGTCCGTTAATCTAATGGCATCAAGTATAGATAGCACAAAACCAACACAAGGCACAGCTTTAACGGCTGACGTAAGAACTAACTTTGGTCATGCAAAAACAGAAATAGATGCTTTGCAGGTAAAAACTACTGGAATTGTTAACGTCAATGACTTTGGCACAGTTCAAGAAGCAGTTAATAATGCCAATAGCAACAATTACATTATGTTTTGGCCTGAAGTAAAAACAGTCACATCCAACGTAACAAACTTTCACAATGTAAAACATTTTGGCCCTGGCGGACTTAAGCGTGGATCTAATACTTGGTATGTTGAAGGATCTCCTGTTGACATGGCTAATCCAGATGCTGCAACGACTAGAAGGCTTTATGTACACTCTACAAACGGATCTGATACAAATGATGGATTAGACTCTGCAAATGCTCTTCAATATGAGCCAGAAGCCTTAAAAGCAATGCTTACTATACGTCACAGTAGTAATGAAACAGGATTTATCACCTTAGCAACTGGTCATGTTATTAAAGATTTGAGCATGATGACTGTAGATAATGTTGATGCTGGATGGATTACAATAGAAGGCGAAGGAACTTTAGGTAACTCTGGTTACGATTATGATTCAAGCAGAATTACAAAACCTATCGACAGGCCAGCAGACTCAACAGCGACTGTTGGATCAGGCGCTATAACGCAATCAGGATGGGTTTTTACTTCTGCAAACAGCAACCCAGTTACTACGAGTTGCACTGCTAATAGCTCTGCTAGGTATGTTGTAGCAGTAGATGCAATTGCTCCTACACTTGATATATTTGTTGATGGAAATACTCAGCTAGACAGGCTGTACAGTTTAACTAATTCAAGAGGTACAATTTCTGGCGATACTACAGATGCTAAAGGCGGAAAAAATTTTAGAGACAATGATGTCTCTTCATCAAGACCTCTTTATGGAAACAATGGGTCTAGTATAAGAGCCTCAAATTGTGTTTTTGATGACTTTACAGGATCTATTTATATATCAAGAGGCTCAACAGCTAACATGACCTCTACTTTAGTAAAAGGCAGAAGGTCTGGGTTTGACACAGCAGGAAGTGCAATAGGCAATGGATCTGTAACTGCTTCAAGAACCGGGACAATTGAAGGCAATCAAATGGAGTTTGAGTCTTGCAACCTTCCCATAGAGGTAAAAAGATGTGCTGGATTTAATGCACACAGGGCTATCTTTAGAAGCTGTACTAATCATTTAGGAATTATTCATAGGGCGGCCTCGTTATCTGTTGACGGGTGTATGGCGTTTAACACTTTGGCGTCAAGTGGTAACAGAAATGGTGCATTTAGCTATGACGGCCATGGATTTGAAATAACAGATGCAGGAACTCTATCTATAGCTTCAGGCGGCACAACTTGGGGTTTTTCTAAAGTTTTTGCTGCATCTAATAACACTGCTGGTGAAGGCATTAGGGTTACAGGATCTGGTACAGCTTGTGCTAGACAAATAGAAATGAGTGGCTTTAATTATAATATTTACGTTAAAGGAAATGGACAAGTTGAGGTATCAAACTCTGTTCTTAAAAATGCAGACGCTCATAATATTTTAATCGAAGGCAGCGGAGAGTGCGAAGCTAGATTTGCTGCTATTAGTGGTGCAGGAACTGATAATGTTGTTGCAACAAATAATGGGAATGTAAACTTAGAAAGCGCTTTGTTAGTAGCTTCTGGCAGAAGAGATATAACTGTATTTCAGGGCGGCCTTATTAGCGCTCATGGTTGCACAACCACTCTTTCTGCAACTGTAGCTATAACGGCCGCTACAAAAACAAATCCTGTAGTTGTAACAACAACCACAACTAACTTAGAAGATGGTGATTTAATCTATATAGAGTCAGTTGGCGGCATGACTGAGCTTAACAACACTGTATTCCAAGTTGCTGGAAAAACAGGAACAACTATTAATCTACAAGATGAATATGGCACTAACATTAATGGAACTGGATATACCACCTACACAAGTGGAGGCACTGTTAGACATGGCAAGCCTTCTGGTGGGTCAGATACAAGTCCTCAGACTTACAATACTTTGAGCGAAAAAGGTTTTATTTTAGTAGAAACTTAATTTAGGTAGCTAAATGCCATTTGAAACAGATAAAAGCAACGGTTTTAAATTAGACGCTTCAGAGTTACTGAAGACTGGCGTATACCCTGAAACTTTTGACAGACAAATACCGTTCTGGGAAAGTGTTGACGGTGTTCAATACACTGAATTTGGTATGCGAAGAAAGTCTGGAAGAATTGAAAAGAACGATTATACTGCCCAAGGATCTTCAACAGACATTAGAGGATTAATAGCAGTAAAAGAAGAAGATGATAAAGTTGCATACATAGCAGACTTAAATCAAATTTATTCTTACAGACTAAAGCCCACACAAACTTCAGCAGAAGTAGATACTGTGGGTACAGGTTACAATCTTTTAGCTGATGCGGTAGCTACAAGTTGGGACACTGCTGTTGCTTTTGCTGATGTTCAAATATCTTCTGGCGGAGCAACTATTTCTAGCGGTGTTTGCACTATAACAACTTCTGCTGCACATGGATTTATAGTTGGATCTGTTATTAATGTAGTGGGTCTTACAGACTCTTTAGGGTCTACTGTTGGCGGCGACAATACTATAGTAACCGCTGTAGGCGCTTCTAATGTTTTTTCATTTTCAACAGCTAAAACAGGCACTGTGACAATTGCTGGCAGCCCTCCAAGCGCTAGTGCTTATGTTGAGTTTACACAAACAACTTGGATTGATAGCGGACAAATTACAACTTGGGACGAAACAATTAATGTCCCAGAACAATGGTCATTAGAAACTTTTGGCCAATTTGTAGTTGGTGCAAGCGGATCACACAAAGCTGTCATTAAAAAGAATAACATTAACTTTAACACGTTTTTTGGATCTGACTCAGCAACTCCTACAGGAAATATAAGTGGTGTATTTATTAATGCGTCTGGAGCTGGTTACGCTGTAGGTGAAACAATTACAAATATGACCGCATCAGTTGGAAGTAACACTGTTGACTTAAAGGTTACTGCTATTGGCGGGTCTGGAGAGGTAACTGCAGTAGAAGTTACAGATTTTGGCGCTGCTGATTACACTAACTCAACAGCACTATCAGGTGGAACGGAGTCTGCTAGCGGGGACGGTAATTTAACTTGTACTGTCACTGTTCCAAGCTTTCCTTATGAAAAGGTAAAAATATTTAAAAGGCAGGGGCCGCATCTTCTTGCGTTTAATTACTCAACCTCATCCGCTAACTTTAAAACATCTTTTTCTTGGTGTTCAGCAGATGATTTAGATGTTTGGAACCCGCAAGCCACTAACACTGCTGGTAGCTTACAGATTAGAGAAGCAGATGGTGAAATAGTTTGTGTTGCACAGCTTGGAAGCAATTTAGCTGTATATACTGAAAATCAATTATTTTTAGTCTCTTATGTTGGACTTCCAAATATATTTGGCTATTCAGTTGGTCTTGTTAATGGTGTAGGTGCTGTTTCTCCTAACTCTGTTGTATCTGTAGGAAGAAAAAACTATGGTCTTTGTAGAGATGGTTTTTTTGTTACAGATGGCACTAGGACAGAAATGATAGGAAGATCAAATGGCATAAATGAATATTTTAGAAAAAATGTTGCTACAGATCAAATGGGCAAGGTATATGCGTTTGACAACTCTAAAGAAAATGAGGTTTGCTGGGCGTTACCAATAAATAATTCTAACATATCTCAGGAGTTATACTATAACTACAAAACAAACCAGTGGGGGATGCGTACATCTATCTTGACAGCATACCTTACTAGAGGTGTATTTAATGAGTCTTTATCAGCAGACTCTTCTGGTAAGTTTTACTTTGAAGCAAACTCTCCGTTTTTATCTAGCCCAGCAGTTACTGCTACTACAAAAGCGCATGATTTAAACAATGCAGACAGAGTAAAAGAAATAACTGCTTTAAGGGTAGGGAAAGAAGGTTCGGGATCACCTACCGTTAGCGTAGGATTTACAGATACAATAGATGCGACACCAACTTATTTAGATAAAGATAAATTTACAGTTGATGATACATTTAAAAGCTTTCCTGTAAGAGCTGCTGGACGTTATATACATTTAAAAGTAGAAAGCAATGGCGCAAATGATGATTGGGAGCTAACTGACATGATTATACAAGGTCGGTTTGAGGGTGAGCGATAGATGGCTAACTTGCCAGAGGAGTATGACCGAGTAGCGCTTGAAGAAGAGATAAGGGATCTTCAGCAAAAGATAGACGATATGAAGACTCTTATTACGTTTATTCCTCTAGCAAATCCACCTGTAGTAACAAATAAAGACAAGGGGTTAGTTGCTTACAGTGATGGAACTGTCACATGGGTTGGATCAGGCTCAGAAGGACTGTATAGATATACAGGCAGTGCATGGGTTAAGATAGGTTAAATTAAAAGGAGAGAGGAATGCAACAAGACTTGGTTAAAATAGAACCTGAGTATGTAGACAAGGTTTGGCACTTATGTGCGCCTATGATAGAAAAGGCTATGGCAAGGTCAGAAGGTTACATTGATATAAATGACCTGTATCACCTCATAATGCTAAAACAATTTGATTTATGGATTTTAGTAAGTGAGGAGGGTGTTATTGATATGTCTGCCATTACAAAGATAGAGATTAATCTGCAAAAAACTGTATTACAGATAAACTTTGTTGCAGCAGATGACCCAAAAGTTTTAAAAGATTTTAGAGAAACTCTTAAAATATGTGAAGAGTGGGCTAAAAATTTAGGCGCAACCGAAACTGTTATGTATGCGCGTAAAGGTTGGACAAAAGTATTTCCAGAATTTAAAGAAAAATACACAGTAATGACAAAGGTATATGAGGATTAAGATATGGGCGGTAAAAGTGGTGGTGGTGGTGATACAGAAACAGTAACAAGGCCGTTTCCAGCTCAAGAAGCGGCTTTAACTCGTTTATTTGGACGAGCAGAAGGTGCATTTAATCAGGGGCCTCAACAATTCTTTCCCGGTCAAACAGTTGCTGCTCAGTCTCCCAGCACAGTTTTAGGTCAGAAAGCCGCATTGGATGCGGTGGCTCCTCAAGCTGGATTAGGTATGGCTGGTGCAAGGTCAGTTGCTGCTGCACTTGATCCTTTATCTGCTCAGTCTCAAGCTGTGATAGATCCGTTTATTGCTAGATTACAAGGCCAGATATTACCCGGAATAGGCAGTCAAGCTATCCGTCAGGGTGCATTTGGCGGCAGTCGTCAAGCCTTACAAGAACAACAAGCTGCTGAGGCGACCGCAGGAGCCGCTACACAAGCTATGCTAAGAAACCAGCTAGCTGCTATGGGTGCGCTTCCAACAGCCCAGAGAGGCCTTCTAGCGCCCTCTCAGACCCTATCAGAAGTAGGCGCACAACAACAAGCTTACAATCAAGCGCTTATTGATGCGGAAAGACAGCGTTTTGCTTTTGAACAACAAGCCCCAGAAACAGCACTTGATCGTCTTGCTAGTCGTATTAGCGGTGTTAACTTGGGTCAAATTAACA